CTAGGTGTAATAAAGCGCATCAGATATGAGTCCACGCGTAGAAATAAGCCCAATGTGCTCGTAATTCTTGACTACTCCGCGTGAATAGTACGCAGGTATTCCTGAATCAAAGATACACATGCAACTGTTTAACGTAGTGTCGTCAACAAGCCCGTCAATCTGGAGCGATTGGGCAAGCCTGCTCTGAGATGAAGACCCGTTGATTTTTGCCAGCAGTGCAGCGCCCGCTGATGTTGAAGAGTCGTAGGTAATGATTTCATTAGCAGGATCTTTTAAAACGACCTGGCCTTTCCAGGTTTTGGCGAAGTGAAATTTAGCATCACCGAACTCAGTATGACCGTAAAACACCAAGTCCTGGCTTCCATCAATGCGGTAAACAGAACCGGGAGGCGAAGTGTCAGTAATTTTATAGATGCCTTTATCTTTTGCCGCCTCAATAATTGCATTAATCTGGGGAAGCATATTCGTGGATCCGGTTCTATCCAGTTCTGGATACATATTCATATCACACCAGGTGATAGCGCTCTGAACTGTTCCACCTTGTTCAAGGCCAACCAATGAAGCTCCCTGCCCCTCTTCGTTCGAACCCAGGTTTATGAGAACATCAGCTGCACTTCCAGATTCAGGCAGAACAGCGATCGGATTACCGTTATCATCGAAAGCAAGGATCTTCTTTTTTCGTCCATTGATGCTAGGTAGGATATTCACCGACGATTCCGGAACCCGCAGCGTACGTTTAAATTGTTCGTCAGCATGAGAAATAGCACCGTCGTAGAGGCCGTCAGCGTAGTTCTTGGTGGCTGCGTCCTGCTCGTCAACCGGATTCTTCAGGTACTTAATAAATCGATTTTTCGCGTGGTAAAAGTTGGCGAAAATGTTCGGACGCTTCAGCGGCAAATCGTCCCACCACCAGTAAATTTGCTGGATGAGCATCGTTAGCTTGTCCAGGGCTCGCTCGTGGCTGGTCGCCGGGAATTTCCCGGTGGCTACGTAGCTGGTCAGCTGGGTGGCATCTGGCGTGCGTGCAATCAGAAGGGTGGCGCCATCATGAGTTTCGACTAGCGTCAGCGTACCTCCTTCTGAATCACCAGCCCCGGTCAGGATATAATCAGTATCTAGGGTAAGCGTGGTTTCATCGTAGCCGCCATCGCTATTTTCAGTATAAAGCCAAGCGGATATGTGCCCATTTTCAATGAAGTAGAAAGGGATAGCAAAAGGGCCAGTGCTGGTTGATAGCTGATACTCAACCGATGAAGTGTCGTTCTCGACCATCATCTACTCCAAAACAGTTCGACATGATGGCATTGTCAGAATCGTTTTGAAGCTGGGCAAAAATAAGGCCGCAATATGCGGCCCTGAGGGGTTATTTCTCGGTGGTTTCCGATGCTTTGGCTGCGACAGCATCATCAAATTTTTTCTGGAAGTAGGCCCGGATTGACTTGTAACCGCCCGCTACCAGATATAGAGCCGATACCACTACGCTGAAGTATAGTAAGCCCGTTTGCACGTTCGTCATTTTGTCTCCTGTCTTTTCTGTTCAATCTGGCGAATACCAGCCAGCTGGTTATTTGCTTTTTCAATGGCAGCAAGTAATGGGGTTATCCATAAAACAGCCTGGCAATATGTCAGTTCGCCGGCGGTAATGGTGCCAGTACTGGGCTTGTCAGATCCGCTGGTATTGGTGTGCACTGCGCTGGAACGTAAACTGTTCGTGTATTCGAGCAGCCCACCAGAAACGTCAGCAGGAACAGGCATATCACACGTTTTTTCGCGCTTGAGAATCGTTCGATATTCAATGGTTTTTTCCTCTGTACCGGCATCTACCGCCCTGTTTTTTTCCTGGACATCGCCGCTTATAGTTTGAAAAGCAGCGATATTGTCCGCCTGTATTTGGATAACCCTTGCCTGCAGCGTCACCTGACTTTCAGCAGTTTCAGCTCTGCTGGATGCCGAGCTATATCGATAGCCCAGCACTGCGGCGATTGTGAACCCGATGATAAGAAGAAGCATAATAACTGCCGCGGCGATGGATTCTGGTTTCACTTATCGATCCCCCAACACGTCAAGGCGCTTTCCTGGTCACGTCGCTCAACCTGACCGTAGCAACCTTTCTTCTGGCCTTTGGTGAGGCGGCAGTCACGGCCACCATCAAAGATCCAACGACGAATTTCAGAGCACGCCCCTTTACGGTCGCCCGCATTCAGCTTGCGGTAGAACGTGCTGGGGAAACATTTCCCCGGCCCGATGTTGTACGGGCAGAAGCTGGCGATACCAACTTTCTGTGGTGCCGTCAGCGGGACCCTGATGTTCTGGTCAACCCACGCCAGCGCCTTGTTACGCTCAATAGCGTTTACCTGATCGCATTTGGCCTGCGTCAACTTCATACCCTTCGTTACTGGCTTGCCGTCAATGCGGGTTGCCCCCCGACAAATCGTCCAGACACCAGACCCGTCAAGGTATGCAGTTAGACTGTTGCCCTCTTTCTCGTTCAGGAACTGATCCATGAGCGTTGGCGCGGATGCACCGGCGGCAATTAGCGCCAGCATGGCTGCACTGAGCTTTGCTTTGGTCGAAGCCATATTATTTTTCCGAGAACTTGCCGCGGCGATACGCGAGCCATTTGAAGTAGATATTTACGAGAAAGGTCAAAGCGGTGAACACCAAGCTGCCAATGACGCCAATAGCTGCCCACTGGCCGGGGGTGTATGAATCAAGCAGCTGCGAAAACCAATACGTAGCGCTGACTGTTGACGTCCCGTAGGTGATGACCTCGGAAACTCTGTGTGTCATTTTCATCGTTCCTTACCTCCCGGCCGGGATGGCAGAGTTAAAACAGGTAGGTTCGATTGTGATTAGGGTGATAGAACTGGGCAAAAGTTTAATATCTGTCAGGGTTTACCTCAGAACACTCTGCTATAGTCAGTTCTGGACTAAGCATGTGGACTTAGTGCTTTCTGATTTAATCAGGTTTTCACATTTTATGTGAATGGTGGGAGTGTAAAAATGACTGCAGAAATAATTGTAAAAAATCCGGTGGCTTGTGCGTTAGCTGCAGATTCAGCAATGACAATGACTGGGGGGAATAGCGGTACAGTAAAAATATTTAATAACGCAGAAAAAATATATCAGTTATCAAAGCACTACCCAGTTGGTTTAATGGTTTATAATAATGCAGACTTCTGCGGAACCCCTTGGGAACTTTCGATTAGAAGCTTTAGAAAATTACATGGACATGAAGAGCATAGCACCATAAGAGATTATTTAACTTCTTTCCTGAATTTCTTGAACTCCACTTATGATATTACTTCCATAGCTAAAAGAGAATCTAAGCTGAGGGAAATGTTCAGGAGATACCTAAGATTAAATTATGATGATCTAAGCCAAAAAACACTTCATGTTTCTTTGCCTGAATCAGATGACGAAGCACTAAACATTATTCATCAAAGATTAACTAATTTTTATGCTTCTGAAAATGAGTTTTTAGAAAGAAATCCTTTTTTTGAAGGGTTTGACGAATCAGACATTATTGATGCCAGAGAATTCGTCATTAATAACTATCTACAAATAGCGTTGGATATCTTCCCCAACAATGGGGACTTGCCAGAACATCTAAAAACACAGCTAATAAACTTTTTCACCTTCATAATATGCAAAGAGAATGTCACATCATTATATAGCGGTCTTGTTTTTGCTGGTTTCGGTTCTGATGAATACTATGCTTCTATCATTACAATACAAATTTATGGAAGCTTTAACAATAAAGTAATGTATAAAATAATTAATGGTAAATGCTCAAAATCAGACCCTGATAACTCTGTAATAATACCATTCGCCTCAGAAGATGAAGTGTTCACCTTCGTTAGAGGTTTTAACAATTCAATTATTAATTTCATGGGTAACACAGTATCTCAATTATCGAATGTAATACTTGAAAATTTGAGGGAAAGAGGTGTAAGCGATGAAATATCAGAGCAAAAATTAGCATCATTAAAAGATGATATCATAGACAGGGTACAAAGATATTGTGATGAGAATTTCACGCAAAAAGTAACAAACATGCTAACTTCTTTATCAAAAAAAGATCTTTCTTACATGGCTGAGTCACTCGTAAACCTCAGCGCATTTAAGTTAAAGATTTCAGATTCTTACGAGACCGTCGGAGGCCCAATTGATGTTGCAATAATTTCAAAAACCGACGGTTTTGTATGGATAAAAAGAAAGCTTTACTTTGATAAAAATCTTAATAATAATTAACCAATAAATTATGAAGGGTGTCATTATGTCTTTAGCTAACCATATGAAAAAATTGAGAGTTCTGGCAAATCAAAAGCGATTCGAGAGGAAAGATTCTGCTCCTCAAAACCTTACAGCTAATGCTAGTTTCTCTTCAAATAAGAATTCCTAAACAGATTGCTGGAATGCAACAGCCCATCATATGGTGGGCTTTCCTTACATTTTACTCAACATCTTGATTTCCTCTTCCGTTGGCTCAACAAACTTCACGTCCTCAATCGGCACCAATTCCGGTTTGCCATCACGCAAAACTATGATGTGTCTATGCCACCAGTCGATCCCAAACACAAAGTGACGGTACTGGGAACCACGCAGCATAGCTACCAGGTGGGGAAACGGTGGCATGATGCCGTATTGCTTTTTAGCCATAGGGAATCCTTCGCTTCGGAACTAGCCCACCTAAGTGGGCTAGTTTTTGCTTTCTAAATCGCGGATGCGCTGCTGCTCTTCAAGGCGTTTTCGCTTAACAATAAGTGAAATAATATCTTCGCCTTCAAATTTCCTTGAAAAGATGCTAAATACCAGATTTAAAAATGACAAACCAAAAAATAATAACGCCATTATGGTTCTGTCGGTTAAATACCGCCCATTGAATAGGCGGCTAAAAGCCTCATAATCAAGACACAGTACGAATGCATAGCACAATGCAAAGGTGTTTATTAACATCATAAAAAAGGTTACTTTATTGATGTTCTTCTTTTTTTTATCTTCACTCATTTTCCTGCCGCCCTTTCAAAATCCGGCCCTCTGCGAGGCTCTGTTGCACCAGGCTTCCACCAGTATCTGGTGTCGTAATTTCGCTCCATGTTCTGGCGAAGCTTGGCGTTATAGCCCGGGCTCGCCATCTCCTGCGCCTGCTGGAGAATCAGATGGTTAAACACCGCTTTTGTATACCATAAGTTGGCGAATGGTGTAACCATTTTGCCCACTCGAATGGCATCAGCCGCATAGGTTGTGTCCTCACCTTTAGCTAGCTTCTGAGTGTTTTGCACTGCTAATTTGAATAGCCCCTCGCTAAGCCCGAGAACTGGCCCCCCAAACGTGGCAGCAATGGAAGAACCATATTTTGTCTGGTCGGCCAGCATGAAATCGCCGTATATGCCGAACGAACCGCCTTTCACCAGAGCACGTAACCAAAAACTACCCTTGGTCATGTCGTCAGGATCTTCACCAGAAATAAGATGATTAACCTGAATTGCCATGGCACCGCCGAGGGTCGTTCCTGCTATATACCGGGCCAGGAATGTAGCTTTATTCATGCCGTTCAGATCTTGCGCCCGACGAACCATGTTTGCCACGCCAGCGAATGGCGTAGTTTTGAAGAGCATCATGCTGCGGTAAACTTCACCTTCCGTTGCCGCCTTAAAGCGGTTGATGTTGGTAGCGGAGGTGATCGCCTGCATCATCTCTGAATGAGTGATACCGAGCAACTTATACACCGACTCAGCACGCGCATTGCGGATCATCCTTGCGGTATTGGCGCCGACCTCATCGGCGTACGCCTGGCGGATTTTCTTTTCGCGTTCTGGCGTCAGTTTCCCCATCGCGGCAACAGCGTCATCAGCGCTCTTTTGAAGTGCTTCAATTTCCGGTTTGAGTATCTCGGCGATTTTCGCATCCGACACAGCATAGATGCTATCCGGCGTCATACCAAGGTGCTTCTCGGTAATGTTGCCAAGGTCAGCGGCACGCATTATTTGCCAGTCTCGTTCAGTCCAGCCCTTGGCCGAAAGCAGGTCATAATCGGATGCCTTCAACGCCTGGAGTGAATCAAACTTCCGTGTAAGGTTGCCGATGGTGTACAGCATATTCATGCCGAACGATGCCTTGTTAGCTTTATCCAGCGCGATAAGGCCTGACCACTTCAGTGTTTTTTCCGCAAACCATCCGGTCACATCGCGGCCTACATCGTTACCACCGAGGCGGGAAGTTACGGAAGCGTGAATGTCCGACATCAACCCAAGCTGCTCGATAGCCTGCTTACGATCCTTACTTATGAGATTTTTAAGGGAATTAATCCCGGTGCCGGCGTTGTCCAGTTTTAGCGCAGAGGACATGGCCCGCATGATGAACTGATCGGTAAAGCCAGCATTGATTACCGACGACCCCAGCATGGCCGACGTCATCAGATTGCGGATACGCTGCATAACAGGAAAAAACGATGAGTTGTTTTGTCCCAACCCGGCCTGATAGTTAAACATTGCGGTGGCGGTTTTCCTCTGTTTATCCATCAAATCTTTGCTATGCTCTTTTTCCGCAGCTCCCTTATAGACACTATCCAGAATGTAACGGAAGTTATTCTCCGCACTGGGCCCGAACGTTTTCAGTATGCCCAGCTGTCGAGCAGAATACTCGAGGTGATCCATCATCACTTCAGCGATGCTCTTATCCGAATATTTTTGCATATAAGCAAACTGGCTTTCGGCATCCTTGAATACAAGGACGCGGTGGGAGTTGGCGCCACGGTTTTTAATTCCACCACTACCACCTTGCGCTCCCGGCTCAATTTTATTAGCGCCATCGGTAGATTTTGTGGTGAACACATCGTTAAGCACGTCCCGCAGAGCAGCATCGTCCAGCGGTATTCCACGGTCATCAAGGAAGGCGTTACGATCAACGGCTTTTATGGTATCGGATACCCACCGATCCCTAGCCCATTCTATCGGCGGCTGACGGCGTAATAACGTTGCAGTGGCGCGTTCGCCAGCTGGCAAAGTGGCGAGCCATTCATCACGGCCGGCGCGGGATATAAGTTCGCGTGAATCATAGTTTGGCAGACCCCAGTCGTCGCGAGTGGCAATATCAGCGCCGTTGTCATTGAGTTCGCGTTTCGCCTGATCCGCACTTTTACGCCAGACCTCAGCAAACTTTTTCGCTGCCACGCTGCCGGTATCCTCGCCGCGAATCTCTTTCAACAGCATTAGCTGCAGGGCTTCGCTCAGATTGCCACGCTGCGAATTGGTCATTGCATCAAAAAACGCTTTCACTTCCGGCCCAGCTTTTTCCAGACTGCCGCTAAGCTGGCGAGTCCAGTCCTGCAGTGCACCAAGCGATATCTCTTCCGCCGAGACAATGTCTAAGTTCTTCGAGCTACGGGTGCGCCCCATGAAAATAGCCTGAGCCAGATACTCTGGAGTTAACTCACTCTCAGGAACCTGGTTCTTCAGCTCGTTGATAAGGTTGGCCCGTGCAATAGCATCCTGCGCAATGCGCTGGCGCTTTTTATAAATACTGTGGACGGCGCGTTGACCGGCAAGTTTTGCAGCTTCTGCGTATACCTGAGAATCCGGCATTACCGTTCCGGATTGAGCATTCTTAACCCGAATAGTACGCACGGCATCATTGATGCCCTGCTCAATGTTGCGAATTTCGTCAGCGAGAGGCTTGCGACCGATGGCGCGGGTAATGGCATCAATACATTGTTGTTTCATTATTCAGGATTCCTTAGCATGCAGGACGCGACAAACGGAAAGACGTTTGCTGAATCCTGGCTGGTTGCGATTTTGTCGTTGTACTCATCCATCAGATCCGAAAGCTTGACCTGCTGCCCGGTATCCGGGTGCTCAACGGTTAAATCCGGTATTTCTTCCGCTAAACGGCTGGCGGTCGCCAGCTCATAACTATTGCCCAAATTAACGCCGGTATCCGGATCGACACTCCCCTCATCAGCCAGAAACTGCGCAAACTGAGTTTCGCCTTCTTCAGGAGATGGTTGCGGCTGGCGGTTACGCACAGGCGCTGCGGTGCCGATATCGTTTTCATGCAATGCCGATTCCATTTCTGGACGGGCACTATCGTTGAACGCTTCCGGCCGGATATGTCCATCGAAAGAATCAACGTGCGCTAATACGTCAACAGGATCGCCGCGGGCGATAGACTCCGCCGCATCACCCATTGCCCGGTAGTGGGCATCCATGCTTTCTGGTGTACCATGCAGAACAGGTGAAGCAGCTACATCGTGGTTATGAGCTTCGTTCATAGCCAGAGCTGCATCTATGTCGCTCTGCCTGACTGGGGCACCATCAGGTATTATTCCCTGCTCTATGCGGGATAAATTTGCCCGTGCATCATAAAATCGGCCTCCTGGGCTGTTATCAGCCAGCGCCTGGCGGAGCGGTTCAATACGGTTATTTATTTCCTGCGCCTGCCGATCCAGTGAAGCGATATCTCTGTTTCGAATTCGTCGACTGCTGCTGTTTCCCACTCGTTGATCGCGTAATGCCCGGCGCTGTTCCGATATCTGAGATAATGCATATTCGGCCCGATGAATTTCTCCAGCCAGGAGTTTTCGATCGCCTCGGCTGATGAGCTGGCTGGCATCACTACGCACACCATCTAACCAGGTTCTGTAAGCACTGCTGGTTTCATCTACAACAAGCGGAGCATCGCCCGGTGCGGCCGGTCCAGATACTTCCCGCGCTGTATCCACACCAGATCCAGCAGTTGTTTGCTGAACAGAATCAATACCGCTCTGTCTGGTTTGCTCGCTTTCCATCGGTATGGGATCAGCCGTATCTGTGGTCGCATCACTGACTCTTGATGTCAGGTGGTGGATACCGCCGAAAGCGGCGCCAAGAATGCCATCGACAACCATCGCCTCACCATCCCAGGCTTTATACTGTTCGGCAACAGCGGCGTAGTTCTTATCCTGCAGCATCAGGTTAGTAACTTCCCGCGAAGCTGCACCTGCAGCCATATTGATACCCGCACCGCTGGCGATTCTCGTCACGAGGCGACCGCCGACCGCTGCGGGAAGAAGAAAGCCGGCAGCATCAACAAACGACTTAGGCAACGCGATATCTTCCGCATCCTGCTGGGACACTCCCTTACCCGTCAGTTCTTCAGTTGTGGCTGTCTGGGAGATCTGTTGCGCCACACCAGCACCAAGAACCGGGTTAACCACTGCGCCGGCCAGTGCGGGAAAGTACTGGCCTAGCCCGAAAAGAATCTGCCCCGCTTTCCCGGTTGTTTCAACATCCGGTGCTATACCCTTTCTGAAACTGGTAAACGATGTATCGATAGCCTGATTTACCGGCTTTTGAATAGCCTCAGACTCTTCTGGATGTAACATCGTGAACTGCTGCATATTGGAGGCGATGACACCCTTTAGGCCACTTTGAGTTGCGATAGAGGCGCCTGACTCAATACCGCTCATTAGCGCTTCGCCAGAACCATCCAATATCCCCGGTTGATAGTCTGCCTGGGTCGCTTCCGTAAATCCCGACTGGCCGACGAAGTTTGCATCCTGCTGATCGAGGTTAGATAAATCCATCAGTTAATCTCCACGGTGATAACCTGACCATCTTTTGTGGCTAACCTATTGCCGATGCGGAAACCGTATCGACCAGATGGGAGTTTTACAGGGGCGAAATTAGACGGGGAGCCAAGCCCCTTAAATGCTTCGGCCCTTGCGTTATCCATTTTTGACGTGAAATCATCCTCACCCATACCATAAGGTGCCACGACATCTGTACCGCGATATTTCAATACACCACCAGTTGCGTACAAAATTGCTTTTCCTGCAATTTTATCGTCGACACTTTTCGCCGCGTCAGCACGATCCCCGCTGTCTAAATCAGGGTTATTTAGCAGTTCGCCTGCATATGCGGACTTGAATAATCCATATGCCCTCTGTCTTTCTTGTGATGACATGGGGAATGCATCTCCGGCTAAATCATTAAATGACTCCTGCATTTTTTGATCTGAAGGTATCGTGATTGGAGTTACTCCAGATTTTTTATCCTGGGCTCTTGGGGATAGGGCTCTGTACCCCTGAAGGATCCTTTCTGATGCAATATATTTATCAACCGTTAGCGGATAATCAACATAGGAACCAATCCCGCTTCTTGTGTTTAAATAATTATCTGGCGCAGCCAGTATTCCTGCTAATGCCCCATAAGTCGGGTTATTCTCTCCCAACTGGGCCTGGAACATCGATACACCCTGCGGCGGTAGGGATCGCCCAACTGCCTGTAGAAGAGTAAGCGCATCGCCTGGTGCTGACTGCGATAGCATAGTAGAAAACTGTTTTGCCTCAGCTTTTGTTAGTAGTGTCGGCGGAGTACCATACTGTTGCGATATTCTTCCCGCCTGCACAGCTCGTGCCTGCATTGAACTTTGCAGACTATTCAAGTCTGTGAAGTCAATCTGCCCTACCGCCCCTTCTTTTATACCAAACGCAACAGGATCAGCATTCCTGGCACTATTTACAGCACTAATAGCGGATTGCAATTGTTCATAATTTTTGAGCCGCTCCGCATAATTGGGACCAGTTTCTGGTTTAGCTTGTTCCAGTAATTGTTGCTGTTGCGCCGGAGGGATATTTTTCACCAGCTTGACGTTATTACCAAATGCCTCATCATTCTGTAATTGCGTGTATAGCTGTCCACCCTGTACAAGTCCATAAGTGGATATCAACTGGTTTCGTGATGGCATAACCTGAGGTTGTTGGCCGTTACGCAGAGCGGCGCTGGCGTCATTCACAACGCCATCAAGAACAACCCGGCTAGCCTGCCGCTGCTTATTCAGTATCTCAGCCATACCTGATAATGCGCTGGACTGATCCTGCGGTGATAACTGATGAAAATATGGGGTATCGGTAATAGCTGCCATCGTTGCTGTTTTTGGTACCGATGGCACTGAGTCCATTATTTTAGCGACATAATTTTGTGTCTCGCCAAAGGGAATGGAGCGAACAAAATCTTCATCGGTGATTGCTCCTGTCCGTGGGTCACCAATTTTTAGAAGGCTTTTATTTTTGCCTGTGGTGTTGGTTCCGTTAATCCAGTCATTCACCATACCTGCGCCAGCATTATACGCTGCCAGCGCCAGAACCTGATTCCCCCCAAATCTTTTTAGTTGCTTATTTAGATATGCTTTTCCTAATGCAAAATTGTATGCGGGATCATTTTTCCAACGCACTTCATCCCACGGAAGACCAGCTGCCTCCGCCGCCTCTGGCCCAGTATCTTTCATTATTTGGGCAATGCCTACAGCCCCTTTTTTTGAGGTGAGAGGTTGACCATTCGCATCAAGCTGACTCCCCTTGCTTTCTTGCCATATCATCGCAGTCGTCAGTTGATCAGCATCAATCGTCCCATCATAGGCATTCAATGTCCCATCGGCATTCATCATGCTTTGAGTGCGGGAGGCTATGTTGGAAATCGTTGCGTTTTTAGCCATTTTTTGCTGCATTTCTTGTTTCATCGCAGCTGTTTGTTCCGGAGACCATCCGTTTATATCAGCATACGTATCAATGGCATCAAAAGCTTTAGCCTCTGATATTTTTAATGCTCCATGGTTATCCCAATATCTTCCGGCATCCAGTTCGGCAATATTCATTCTTCCTTCGAACTGTCCTTGTTGATATCGGCGATACTCATTGAGTGAATGACTATCAGTTGATGATTGCAGTTGCAGGCGTGTTGTGGCTTTTAATAATGACCAGTCTTCCCTACGGCTGGCGGGTATTGTCTGGTCTAATTCGCTGGAAGCCTGATCAAATTGTTTTAATGCATCGTCTGCAGCAATCCGTGCATCCAGACCTTGTTTTTCCTGAACGGTTTTATCCAGATTGTATTTTAGGTTGTCCAGATTAAGCGAAGCCCCCTGCATAGCGGTATCATTCGCTGTTCTGGTAATATCTTCGGTAGCTCTGGCCGCCATTTCCGCACCCGCATTTAAAAACTGCTGGTCAGCGGAAGTTGTTGGGAGATTTACAGGTCCGGCACCAATACCTTGAGTAGTCACCTGGCGATCGTAAAAAGGAAGTCTTGGCATTTATTCTTCCCCCGCTTTACCACCGGTTTCGGCATCCGGCTGCGCTGCATTCACTGTCCGCAGAATTGAGTCGTTAAATTGTTTCAGAGCCAAACGAGAATCTTCCATCATGTTTAACTTTGTCTGATGCCTGATTAGTGCTCCTGAAGGGGTATCGCGGCGTCGTTGAGCTTCCTGAGCGGCCAGATATGCCAGAGCTATATCAATCATCCCCCTGGCTATATCAGGGATTGAGGGGGCAGCGCCATACGGTGATTTCTCGCGCTCATCATTCTGAATTTTCTCCAGCGCCGCCATCTGGACCTGGCTTAAGATTATGGGTCTTTTCGTTGGTTGGGTCATGGTCTTTCCTCCTGAGTGGGTTTCAGGAGGAAAGTACTCTGCGGCTATTTACTGGGCACTTTTATTTAACTGCTTAAAATCATTTTCCTGAAAAGCTGGGGGAAAGGAGATTATGTTTTCTTCCCGTACTTCGCCCCGAGAAACGTTGACGCCACTGAGGTACCTGCCCCCAAATAGCCCAGTAAGCCCGGTCGTGCAGCTTTAGACTGCTGACGCATGGCGCCAGCCTCATTCTTCAGTGCATCAGACTGGAGAATGCCCTCGTTAGCAACGGCGTTTGCATCCTCCTGGATGTTGAGCGAGGTCTGCCGGCGCAGCAGCGCATTCGTGCCACCAAAGCCGGTACCGCTCGCAGCAATACGCGCATCCTGATCTCCCTGGAACTGGGCACCACGACGGCGAATAAGCGCCGACTGCTGTCCAGCATTTAAAATGGCCTGGTTAGCCTGCTGGTCAAGCAGCTGCGCGTTGGTATTCAGGTTATTTGATTGCTGGCGCGCGCTACTTAATGATGAGAAAGCATTTAACGCAGAGCTTGAGGTTTGCGCTATTGGTACTGCATTATTTTTAAAACTGTCGCCGACCGTCTGCCAGTTTACAGAATCCATAAATCACCTCGTTATCGCCCACAGGGAAGAATCCTCGCCCCTGTGGTTAAATTTCTTCAGATGGCCTTCACATCGCATACCCAGCATCGCCAGCATTCTTTCGCCTTCCTGGAATGTGGTGCTGGCCTCAATGCGGTGATAGTTCGCCAGCGCCCGGCGTAATTCCCTGCGAGTTGCCCTGAATATCTCCGGCCAAAGATGAGTAATCCCGGCCGAAATAATCATCCAGGCGCACCCTATGCCGGAGTCAAATACCAGTCCGTACTTTTCCGCTGGTACGATGCCGCCTATAGCCACAGGCTGGCCGTTGTGCAGACAGGTAAAAGCGCCGACACTGGCAATGTTCCCAGCGTGCTGTTCAGTCCTGATACTGCCGATCTGATGTGGTTGCGGCGTAATGGCTACCAGGTGCCAGGGCTCAAACGGAACGATCATCAGCCACCCAGCAGCGTCTTCTGGCCTGAAGTATTAGCAGCGGTTCCCGAAGCTCCCGTTACGTTGCTTTGGTTCCCCTGCCGCTGCCGGCGGCGCAGCAGGTCATCGGATTCAGCAACTGAAGCATCCTGCGTAACCTGCGCCGATGGCTTTATGACGCTTCCTTTTTTATTTACGCTGGAGATGGCTGAATAAGTTCCTGCACCAGCCGACAGAACAGCGGCACCAGCAGCCCATGATGCCGGGTCAGTTTCCAGTGTGAATTTGCGTTTAAACAGCATGATCACCTCACGATTGAAAATAATCTGGCGTCACAGCCAGGCTGATAATTGCGGATAATAGCGTCCTGCTGGTAACTGAGCATTTTTGCAACGCGGGCAGACAGGTTATCGGCGCAGATACATTCCACTCGATAATTTTCGGATAGCGCTATTTCGGTAAACCGCAGTGCAGCACGGAAAATATGAACAGGGAACTGTTCTGCATCTGGTACGGTATGTAACCAGAGTCTGACCCGGCCCGGGGCTAACTGAATGGCGCCACCAGCGGCAAGTGTTTTTTCCCCGTATTCCATCGCAAACGATGGGAAAGATACCAGCGACGCAACAGCCTCCGGCGGTAATGAGTCCGGGAATATTTCATTAAGGTGGAACTCCTCAAGATGGACGATTACAGGCTCAGTCATCTTCCATTTCTCCTACTGGATCGATGCTGACAATGGTCATTGGCTGAGGCAGGTCCTGCACGATACGGATGCTTCCATTCTCATTAAACTCGCCAGGCCACGGAACGGTAACTACGCCATTAAACAGAGGCGGCGCCTCATCCATATTGTCTGAGTAGTCTCGCGCGCGAAGCTTATCCAGATATTTTCCTCCCTCATCGCCGAACTTACCGCCTAGCGTATCGATAAAACGCAGTCGTGCTTTGGCAAAGCGTTTAATACCCCCTTCCAGAGGCAAGGTGATAATTTCAGCCGCATTATTGATTCCGACGTGAACAACAGATGATGGCCAGTCCAGCGTGATGCTGCCTCCGCTTACCGTTCGCGATGCGTGCGTGGCTCCGTCGGTCACGACTGCCACCGTCTGCCCTTCCAGAAACCCCAGCCCGGAAATGACCGTTGTCGCAACACCGTTGTATGTCGCCATACAATCCAGCACTCGCGCCCATTCCTGGGTGATAAATGCGCTGTCATATTCCTGCAGCATATATTCCAAATAGCGCACCGTTGCGCCGTTTATGGTTCGTCTAACAACCATCCACAGCTCATCGCGTCCGCCATCGATATCCGGAATGACCTTGATACTTTCCACCGCACCGCCGGTAGCATGCTCATGCCAGCCGGTGATGTTTTGCTCTGCGTCATAGGTCAGTCCCAGCAATTTGCCTTCTTCCAGCAACACCCAAAGGATCCGGTTTGGCTCCTGCTGATACGCCAGAGCAATGATTTCAGACGTAAAAAGATGGGGGGCCAGAATGCAGGAATTGGTTGCTGAAAACGAGTCACTGCCCGAATCATAGGCTGCAATCATCACCTTGCGCCCAGCACGCTGCACAAACGCAACCCGATCAAAAAGGCGCTCTGCCTGCACTTCGTTGCTGCCGATCGTACTGTTCAGCTCAACCTTTGTATTACCCGCGCCAAAAACGGAAGTCAGGCTTTGCTCGCCATAGGAGAATTCATACCCGGCAGTCCCGATAAATATTTTCCCTGCGGAGGCGACCAGCCATTGCATGGTGTCCTGAGTATCATCAATGCGATCATTAATTGAATCATCGCTTTCTGCCTCATAGCCATTTGTCATTGGGCTGAAGTTCTGCAGATCACCAGCGACGCTGGACCATATTTTTTGTCGGCCAGCGAAGACCAGACGTCCCCGGAAAAATGCCGCAAACTGGGGGTAGCGGAGAACATCAGACCAGTCACCGAAAGCGTATTTATACGTTTTCCCAACTGTGTTTCTGACGCTGGGTGGTAGTTCAGTGACGATCTTACCGGTTGCGGATGTGGCACTATTGACCGCTGTTATCTCAATGATCCCCCAACCACCGCCTGAATATCGCCAGAGCGACGCATCACCACCGCTTCCATCCCTGTGGGCGCCAGCTGTCCATGTAGGCTGCGTATTACCGGTCTTGGTACCGTCCATGTCTTCGTAATATTTCCCATCCGAACGGCAGAAAACACCGGCGGAGAAAGTTTCTGATGTGCTAGCAGCCCAGGCGGGTATGTAACCGCTATGACCGGTATCATCATCCACTGCATCAGTGCTGGCTTCGATGTAAAAAAGACACCCTACATGTGCAGTCTGAAAAATATCTGTGTTGGCAGTGATGTTACACAGGCTTGTGGTGGTTGGGGTGCCATCAGGCAAATCGTTTCCATCCTCAGACCAGATCCTGAACTGGTCGGTGTAAACAACGCTGGATTTGTCCGAATTAATATCAGCGAATGGGCCACCGGAAAAACTGGCCTCTGCCAGGCTCCAGTTGGTATTAGTGTTTCGCGTCAGCTTATAAACAGGGTAATTTCCATTTGTGCAGGTTATGTAAATCACGTCTGCTGACTGCTGCAGAGACAAGCCAAATTTCCCGTTACGGGTCAGATCATCAGATCCCCACGGCGTTTCAATTTCAAGAATGTTGTTATCGCCATCCAGCAGTTGCGCATGGTTGTACCAGAAACGGATATATCCAGGGCCAAACTCCAGGATAAAAGCCTCCGTAGTACTAAACTGAAATGATGCTAACCAGACTCGGTCGTTGCTGTTTTTCACTGAACCGGCATATTGCGTACCGCCGCGGCGACGTGCGGGCCCCTGCGGTAGCGGTATGAAGTTTTTCATGTGCTTGACGGCGCTGGCCCATTTATCAAAATCGACCTGGCCATACATTACCGGCGAAAGTATGCCGGCATTGAAGCTGCGTTTTATAGGGCGGATTTTTGCCATTACAAACGTGCCTCCATCCATGTTGAAGGTGGGAATTTCTCACTAGGCTTTTCTATAGCGTTTACGCGAATGGCTCCTGCGATGATCATCTGGAACTGCTGCAACAGCGATTCAACCAGCGTATCCTTGCCGGTCACCGCTTTACAGGAGCGAACTGCCAGCATACAAGCCAGCGCATCAACAAAGGTGGAGTCGAATTGTGATGCATCGGTTACTCTGGCCCGATAGCGCAAGCTAAGCGGTGGCTGTAGATCCGTCAGCAATTCCCGCCCCTCGATGCGATATTCAGCCGTGACCAGGCGGGGATCGTATTCAGAGAAATCACGACCGTAATATCTGTCCCCCACCGATACCAGTACCATTAAATCAACGGGCAGCTGGTAAGCGTATTGATAGTCGATGACAGGCGTTTTGTTTAACGGGGTAAGCTGGGCGCTGCGGGCGCAAAAATTCCAGGCATATTCGCGCTGTAGTTTTTCGAGGAGAGGGTTGTAAATCAGGTTCATCACGCGCGTGTTTTTATCCTGCTCATCACGATCCATGAGATGGTCGGATCCCAGGAAGGAAACCAGCGCCAGATTCATGATATCTGTCTGACCGGTCATCATAATACCTCATAAAAAAGCAGGGGCCGCAGCCCCTGAAAACGCACTCACTCCACCCAAATTAAGCAATGCTGAGATTAAGCGCGGCGAACTCAACGTTATTAGCGTATGAGCGCCAAGTCTGTGCATCTTTCGTTATGAAGGCATCTAATGCGCCAGCGGTGAACGGGCCTGTAGCGACCGTATATTGCAGGCTTAAAAAGCGTTTATAATTGGCCGAAGGCAGCGCCACCACGACAACCGGTTTACCTGCGACGAGACTGCCCAGCGCTTTCGCTGGAGTAGAAAAAATAACGGTTGGTGTATCGCTTTTGTCCTCATTGGCATAAGCGCGTAACTCAATCGCAAGCGTAGCCGCCCCTGCGGCCGCGAATGTCACCGACGGAGTCACAACCAGAAAAGTCGGCTCGCCAGCGCCAGCATCGATCACAGTGTTGTAATCGAATGCTGGGTTAAAATCGATGATGTTCGTGCTGGCCGCTGAGGCGGTGATCGCCTGAGAGTCAGAAAATTCAAGCTGGGCATCAACAAACATGGTTATCTCCTGAAAAAGTAAACCGGAAAATCGCCCCGTTAAGAGGCGACGACCTGAGCTTCCCCGATTTTTAACTGGTCAACCCGGCGCACCGGGACTTCGCCAAAGAACATCACACGACGTCCGCCAGCCATTTCCATTGTCAGGGTTGAGTTTTTCACGGCATCAACCAGCTGCAGACGCAGCATCGCGCGCAGTGTGCGGTTCATGTAATAAGCCGGGCTTACACCAACCAGTGACTGGATACGCTCTTCCGCGATAGCCATCAGTTTGATGAGGTTTGCACCCGCATTAGCGTTAGTACGCAGAGCGGTAACATCAATGTTGGCGATGCGTACGACGTAGCGCCAGTCGTGCAGCGCAATACCGAGATCCCAGGTATAGAGGTCCATCAGCGCCCGGAAGCGGTTGCCATCATCATCAAAGGCGTCGCCCTCGCCCAAATCACGATGAGTCAGACCGGCTTTTGAACCTTTCGGGAAAATTCCGTAGACCTTGTCAGGCGCCCATCCGATGAGATAAATCGAAGTGAGATTCGCACCAGTACCGCCGGCGTCGATGATGTTGTCGGCATTAGGCGCAGACAAATCGCTGAAGCGTGGAGCAATGCCCAGGAATGCCTCCGGTTGCCCAACAAGCGTACCGTTAAGCATCTGGAATTGAGCCTTCTGGTTCATCGCTTCCATGAACGGTTTAGACTGGTTGAAGCGAAAACCTGCCGTATTACCATTCAGCGCAGCAACCCGAACATCAACCTGAGAGCGGGCTTCAAGAAGACCGGTAGTCTCATCTACCTGCGCGGTAGTTGCCTTGCTTTCCGGAATACCTTTGTTCAGCTTGCGCCAGTACACAGCAGGTAAACCAGTACGGGTTGTGATGCGCGTTCCGGTCGGCAGGTTGCCTTCATAAAACGGGCAATCCCAGAGCATTTCGTTGTCCTGATCCAGAACCTCCGCGACATTCGCAGAAGTGCCATCAGGATCAAGCAATTTCGCTGCGTCCCAGAGAGTCGGTAAGCCGGTAAGTGTTGGCATTTAAAACTCCTTATTGCATGTTCGGCCACATGCGGTGGGCAATGTCTTTTTCTGCTGCATTACCCGTCGCTGCGGCTGTAACTGTTTTGTCTTCACCTAGCGCTTTACCGATCGCCAGGACTGCATTCACAAGGTCTGGGTCATTGAGTAATCCCGCAGTGTTGAATTTTTCAATCACAGCATCGGGGAAAAATCGCTGCACGGCGTTCTGGAGGATCGCTGTATTTGCCTCAACTTCACTTCCCCAGGACTTGATAACCTTTTCCCGGTTAGCAGCATTTTGATTAGCAATATTTTCCTGGGCACTTTTTTGTTGTTCGGCTGCATATTCGTTGAATTTATTAATTACGGTTTCAGCCTGCTTTTTATTGAGCCCGCTTTCATGCATCCAGCTCAAGGCCGTATTTAAAAATGTCCCATCGCTGCCTTCCGGTGGCTTAATACCGTAGTCTTCAACTTTTTCCGGGCGCCCCAACTTCTCGTAAAGTTCCTGCCAGCCTTTTTCGTCGCTATCTTCTGGGAGTTTTTCGAGGAATGGCGCGGTGGTCTGCGACTGCTGTTGGGCGGCTTGCTGCTGTTGCTGCTGTCCCTCTCCCCCCTGCTGTTGCTGAGCGCCTGGATTTAAAAGGTTTTGTTGCTGGGCCGCATCGCTATTCTGCTGCTGGGCGGCAGAATCAACACCTGCGGCAGCGCCACTACCTTCCCCACCTTCAATGGTTGCATTCATCAGACGGCGCAGGATTAATCGTTCAAACAGATTCATTGTTGTCGTCCTCGTTAAGTTCGTTCATCTCTTCGGCGATCATTGCGGCAATATCAGATTGCGACAGGCCGAGATAGTGGTTTATATGCAGGAAAACTTCCCGGCGGCCCTCCGAAACAAATACGGCGTATGGGTCGGTTTGCTGGGTCGTTGGGGAAATAGCGACACTGGAAGAATTGACGTGACAGAGTTTTGCCAATAGTCGGATAACAACTTTCTGTTCCGGCGTCATGTTCCCCGGGGTGCCAAAGACTGACTGGAAAGCCCGCGCACGGTTCAGCGTGAGCCACAGACTTTTTATACGGTTCATCATTATCCCTGTAACGCTGGCGACGGCGCAGGTGTCTGCGCAATCTGATTGGCCTGGGCGAAATCTTTAGCTGCGGTTGCAGCCACCGGCGCTGCGGCAAGCAGCTGCTGTAGTTGCAGTTGCTGCTGATCTGCAGCATCCTGCGCAGCCATTTCATCTTCGGTTTTAACCACCTGTAGCGGTGCACCACTGGCTTTAGCAATAAAGCGCAATGCGGCATCGCCATTCAGGGTGCGGGCGATATTCTGATCAAACTGTCCGATAGTGCCCGCAGCATTAATGACGTTCATAATCCCACTCGCTTCTTCACTCATCTGCAGGCGCACCAGCGGGCTGGTGTATTCGATATCGTATTCGCCACCAATTTCTTTCAGTTGTTCGGGCGGTTCGGGCAGCAGACCGTTCTGATAAGCAATGTCAATTTCCCGCAGGATCAGAGTCCCCAGGAACTCGGCCTGAATACGCCCGGCGGTTGGCGCCAGCAACTGACCTTTTTCCTGCGCACGCAGCATCGCTTCTGTTGCAGTCATTTGCGGGTTATCAACGAGGATCTGGAAGAGCGTGATAAAAAAACCATCGTTGATGGTCTGTCGTTTCTGCTCTGCCAGCGTCATCGCCACGCTAAAATCAGTCGCAGTATTCAGAGGCAAGGCAAGTGGTTTACCGTCCCGGTTCATTCCGCCGAAGTTCAGCGCGCCAGGCATCATTTTGAACGGTTGCAGAATGCCGTCTTCCGGTAACAGCATCGGCGGGCGCACGGCCATTTGCGCACCCTCGATAATGGCGCGGTTGATTTCGTTCAGCAGCTTAATATCCGGTAGAACAACCATTGCAGGTGAGCGTCCATATACCTCACCAGGTGCGGTGTAATAACGGCTGATTGCGTAGGGTTGCGACCAGTAGCCGCCCTCCTGCACAATCTTGCTTCCCTCCATGCAAATATGCACAGACCGGATTGGCATGCCCTCTTTATCTTGCCGTGACATGTCACGTTTATCATTAGGTTCGACGCGGTGCAGGAAGTTAAATTGCTTTGAAGGGTCGCTCTTCGCGGTCGTTCTTACCTGTTGAGGGAGATTTTCTTCGCCAAATTGCTGAATAGCCTGACGGGCGGTCATGCAATATTTACGGTGGACAACATCGATCATCCCCTGGAAATTCTCAGTGAAATAAATTTCTCGCAGGTGATAAGTGCAATAACGCGGGCCTTTTCCGATCACGTTATCAACGAACGTGCAGCCGGTCCCAAATGCACCCGAGGAAATATAATGCTCATGAGATTGCGAGGCGAAATTAGCCCACGGTGCATAACGGAGGCGGAAGAGAATATCGCGAACCTCCTGGAAATAACGCTGCACCTCTTCATCATTAGCGAATCGCTCATTGCTGAGAGTGTGCCATTTCTGTGTTCTCGGGGTGATAACTGATTCGATGGCCGCTCCGAATTTTTGCAACGCCAGCGCGCCGGTAGCATCTATCGCTTTCTCGGTACGTTTACCGCCCTTCTGCCTGGTCCCTTTGAACTCGGCACTGCGCGGTAGAATGCGCTCTGCTATTTCCTGCCAGTGCTGCTCGAACACGGAACGATCGGTTTCCATGCTTTTTTGCTCACGCAGTATCCGGCCGATACGCTCTGATTCATTTTCTTGTGTTTTTTGGTCTGACATCAGTTGTCCCCATACAGATCCCAGTCGGAATCAGCGTAAAACTGCTGGCTATGTCCAGGAGGGTTATAAGGATCGTAATTGGACTGGGCAAATTGCTGGGTTGTGTGGCGGTTGCCGCTACGCAAAGACTTACTGCCTACCGCACCATAACGGAATGAGTCTGCGCCGTGAGACGTCCAGTTATGCAGAGGGGTTGGCTTATACATTTTTCGAGTGTCGTCCCACTCTTTTTGATACTGTCCCAGAGCCTCCAGGCCTTTTTCGCATTTGGTTTTGTCGAACCAACAGGATCGCAGCATCATACGCACCTCGCTGATACCATCATCAACCGATGTGGCCGGCAGTACCTTGCAGCGTATCCCCAGCTTGCCCAGCGTCTCTTCGCGTGATGCTCCGGTGCTCAGTTCTCGGGCGCGTACATCGTGCGGGAAGAAATGACGCTCAGCATAGGTATACAGTTTCTCGCGCAATATTTTTACGTAGTGCTCCAGGCCAACGCCGGACGATTCGTAATAATCAATGACGCGTACCTCTTTGCCGATAAACTGATAAAACCAGATAGCCGTTGCGTCGCCAATGCCCAGATCCCATGACGTGTAAACCTCATACTGGGGATCCCACGGCACATTCCCTATTTGCCCGGCCTTCTCCAGACCAACCAAAATCGATGAGTAATAAGCGCCGGGTATTGCAGCGTTCCAGTCACACATGTATTCCTGATTGAACAGAGCTTGCCCCTCTTCCTCCCCGCGCTCTGCCTGCATCTCGCGCAACTCCTGAGCGAGTGTTTCCGGTGGGATGTGCAGCGTAATATCGGCGCTTAAATGATCACAAAACCAGTTGTCAGGATCCTTTAACCCACCCTGGAACATTTTGTAGAAGTGGTTTTTCCCGCGTGGTGTGGAGACAAAAAAAGCCCAGCCGCCGTTATCAGCCAGTATCGGTCGCAAAAATGCCCACGCAGAGGGGTTACTTAGCGCCCATTCTGAGAACACAATCCCGACATGACCGGAACCAATTAGCGCGCCATAGTTGTCGCTGCCGACTGCCTGCCAGGTGGAACCGTTGATGAATTCGATCATCATCTCGTTATCGAGCGTTTTTCTTCTCAGTTCATGAGGAAAAGCCTCATCGATACGCAGACGCCCAGTTCTCGGGTTAACCGCCTTCCAGATAGCCTTTCTTACCTGGTTCGCCTGTGGCAGGCAGTGGGCATAGTTCCCGACACGCTCGAATGCCTTACATGCTGTCATGTGCAGGCTGAAATCGTCTTTCCCGTAACGGCGAGGCCAGCAAAGCGCCGCTCTTTTTTTTCCACCCTGAATTTCAGCCCATGCCCTTCGCTGATGTGGGCGTGGAGTCCAGTTGTTCGCCGGGAGAATAATTTCTGCCATTTATTCACTTCCTATTCACTCTACTGGATAAAATGCCGGGGTTTTTCTCATTCAATCGATTAACCAGGCAATTTAAACGCCTGGCTATTCTTTCTCGTTGAAGTGCTTTACCTTGACGGTCATTTCCAGATCACCCTCAACAGATTTTTTCTCCACCAGCCCAAGCTCGCGGGCAATGATGTTGGCATTAAGCAGATCAGCGGCAGCGCCGGTAAATTTCTGCTCATAGATGAGGTCTTCCACTCGCGTAGTGATCGGGAGTAAATCTTTTTTCTTTGCGTATGCTTCCCACGTCTTCCGGTCTATATCGAGGAAAAGAAACAAGCCGCTAAGCGTCATAGCACGCATTTTCGGGAGTCTGGCTTTAGTGATTGTCCCCTGAAAACTAAATGCTTTGGTTTCCCACAGAGGGTGTTTTTCCACCCATTCGAAATATTCACAGCAGGCATCCCACAGCTTTTCAGGATCAGAGAACTTTGGGTTTCTCCCGTGCTTGCTGCGTGCCAGCCAGAATTTATTGCCCTTTGGCGCTGCCATATCTCATTACTCCGTGTTACGACGGGTGTATTTCCGTTTCTGCTGAATTTCTTCGGTATCGCTTTTTGGCTCTTCAATTTTTTCATCGTGTGGTTTTTCTTCCTGGTAAAGCGACAGGAATGCATCCACGACAGATGTGACGATGTCTTTAGCTGCCTGCGTTCCGTCCGAACCGCCGGGCCAGCCAAAATTTTTAGCCAGAACGGCGCCAGCACTTTTGACGATCTCCACCTGAATACTGGTGTCTAACTCATGCAGTTTTTTCACTGTTGTCTTCCTCTTCAGGGATGAGGCCCATAGCGGTCATCAGGATTTTCAGTTCTGGGGCGTCACCGTTTTTTACTGCGCGTAAAATCACACGGTCAGAATTGCCGTTCGCGTAAGCAGCTGCGCCATACATGGCTGTATTCAGGTGCGCTTTAAGAAAGCGGGCTTTCATCAGCTCCAAGAGTTTTTCGGCTTCTTCGTCATTAAGGGTGATCATTGGTTTCTCCTTTCATGCTGCTTGCAGTGAGGCCACCAACTGAAATGGCCTCTTGATCTCCGGATTTGTTAGCAGTCTGCATCAGGGCGGGAGACTGCACGGCATGCCCACATACAGGCTTCCTGCATTTTGGTGCGGGCGATTGCCAGGCTGCGCATAGCTTCATCAATCTCCCGAGCCTGCTCAGCGCTTAACATTGCCGGGCCATTACGGACAGCCAACAATTCACCTCGCTCGGTATCAAGCAAACTACAGAAGTGGCGGCTGACGCCTTTAAGGCGGTTCATGCGCTCAATGTCACCAGCGGTTAATGTGCGGTAGCCTTTTACAGTGCTGCCGTCCTGCGGTTTTGCTTCACTCATTGGTTTTCCTCTTTCGGTGGTTGTCGTGCACTCCGCAGCAGCAGAGTGATCATGTAGTTTTTGCTGTGGCGCCGGCAGGAGTCGAAAAAGCTTTCACGTTTGCTCATAGGGATTTTGTTTCCGGAAAACTTCTCCGCCAGCTCTGCCGTTGGGAAATAAATGCGACGTGAATTTCGTCCTGTTTCGTTGTGGGCGCGGAATATAAGATTGTCTTTAAGCAGACTGTCCAAAATAAAAAATACAGTGCTGCGTGACATACCGAGCGAATACATCACTTCGGCAGAAGTTACCCCTTCCGAACAGGTGCGAATAAGCTCAAGCACCGCAATTTTTTTTCTGGTTAAACCCGACATAGGCGCAATACCTTCACTTCAGTCGTCACCTGATCGAGCAACTCCAGTTCGGTACCGTATTTGCCCTCCCATGTCTTTTGTCCGGCATGAATTGCCACGCCAAAACCGCCAGTGCGGTGATGCGCAGGGCAAAGAGGCAAGGTTCTTTTGTGATTTGCGCGCTGGCCGGCGCCCTGCCCGGTTCGGATGTGGTGAATTTCTGCCGGAGTGGAACCGAAACCGAGATTGCGACAGACAACGCAACCCAGTTCGGCTACGTCTGACAGCCAGTCTTTATCGTCTTTAGTCATGGTGGTGACCTCAGGCCGCATAACTGAAAAGCTGAGAGGCTGCGTTTTCTGCGGCCTGCTGCGTTGGGAATGTGCGGAACAGAATAAAGTTCCAGAGAACATCGAGGACTGACTTATAAAGCTGGGAGAATTCAAGGTCGTCCATTTTGGCGAACGATATGGACTTTGGCTCTTTGCGGATGGTGCCATCAGGCATCTGATATTCGTTATAAAAACCAGCTTCGATGGTTACCCAGGCACGAAACGCCTCGAATGATTTAACAGCGCTGATATTCCCTGCGCGTTTTTCCGCTTCATCGCGAAGATATTGATCCGCCAGTTCCTGCAATGTGTCGCCGTGCCCGGCATAGTGGGCCACCAGCTGCACGTAACCACGAACCAGTTTTTTATCGGCTGGCGATATTGCACCGCCGGAAGGTTGCCAGTAATCAAATCCCAGATTCAGGAGGGCAAAAAATTTGCGGTGAAATGCCGGGTTTCTTGCCTGCTTAAAATCAGAGTAAAGGACTGCCCCCAGGCGAATTTTCTTCACAAACTCGCGGGCGTCTGGAGATGCAGGGATTAATACATCGCCTGCTGATTTGATAAATGAATACTGCGCCATTGGGTTCCCCTTTAGCGCAGCAATTGTTCAGAATTACATTGTGTTGGGTGTTCAGGCCAACAGGGTAATTATAGCATAGTACCGTCTGGTTTGATAATGGTGTAACCAGTCAATTTAGCTAACTCAAACAACGCGTTAAGTGTCGCCACATGCTCATCAGAGTGGACTATTCTGGTCTTCTTGATCTTCCCATTTTCACACGTTATCAGCACATGGCCATCGTCGGGGAGAAGGTCTCCTGCGTCTTTCTTATCAACCACTACCTCTCCCTCAACAAATACTGTATAAATTTACAGTATATATACTACCAACTGACAGTGAGCGCAAATTTTTAAGAGCACTAATCGTTAAAAATCAACAATAAAACAGAAAAATATATGCTTGAATTAAAAAGAAAACCGCCATTTCTGACGGTTCGTTTTTGTCTGGTGTGGTCAATCACTATGCTGACAATTTGGTTTCGTGCCAGCCGTACATTAGCCAGCATGCAGCTTCTCCAGAGTGCGGACAGGATGACACCGGCAACCGATCACCGCACTTTCCGCAGCGCCGTTTGCTGATGGCTTTAATCCGGCCGCGCACCCGGGCATCATCCTGGCGGATCAGCAGCGCTATGTACTCCGCCATTTCGTAAGGATCACGACCAGGGCGCCGGGCGGCGCAATTTCGTGCCAGCATTTCCTGCTCCTGCTCATCAAGCACCAGTTCAATCTTACGCTCACCGGCGGCGGACTGCCGCGCGCGTTGCGCGGCTTTGCGTTCTGCGGGAGATTTAGGCATGCTTCCGCTCCTTATGGCGCTCGTCTTCGCTGTAGAAGTCATCACCATCAATAGGCATCAGGTATTTTGCTGGCATCAGCGCGAAATCCATCCTTTTTGCCTCTCCAGTAGCGCCATCCCGTGCCACCAAGTCGCCTGATATCAACCATGCATCTCCCATAGGAACTGGCTCGGCGTACACCTCTCCATTCCAGGTAAACCGGGAGCCATTCGGCACGAAACCTACAACCAGCACTGACTTACCATCATTGGTGCGGTAGAAGCCGCCAATAATCATCGCCTGACAACCTGCGCGTAACTCAGCCATGGTTCACCACCTCCGGGACGGCTTTACGTTCTGCGGAAGATTTAGCCACTTCCCCAGTTTTGATGGACAAACGTTTGATCGCATGGCGGAGCATTACCTGTGCATATAGCGCCGGAGCAAGCACCTGCGGCATTTTAGAGTAGCCCGCGCCAGAAAACAGGCGGCGAATTTCTTTAGGGGCAGCGCGCAGATTATCGATATTGTTATTATTAAGATCATTATCCAGATGTATAACCGAATAACCGGTCGGTAATTTTCCATGTACGCATTCATATACGTATACATCGAGTCTGATTTTCTCTTTATTAACAGTGATGTACTGGGGAAGAATGCGTTTCCGGCCTTTAGGTTCGCGAGTCCATCCGCGAGCTATCTTTACATCCTTGATATTGTCAGGTTTTTTATCGGTACCGAATCGCCTGTTAAACCTCTCTGTAAGTTCAGCATTCGTTAGATTCCTATTGGCATAAATGAACGTCAGCTGCTCATCGGTATAGCGCGGCTCAATTAAAAACTGCTTTCCTAACCCATGAGATTTGCACCAGATACGGATAGCGCCCACGCTCTTATTTGTACCAAATTGAGCGTTAAACATTTCAGTTAATTCCCGCGCAGTGGAGCTTTTAATGTGCTGCTTGATAAACAACTCTTGGGCTGGAGCATATTTCTCTATCATTTTTCGATCCCCATAATCTTAGGCACATTGCCTGCGGTACCGTCATAAATAGCCTTCTGAGCGTCGAGGGCGACGCGATAAGTACCGACCATTACCCCGACGATCTCAACTACCGCCTTTGCCCTCGATAACTCTTCCTGAAGCAGGTCGCCTTTGATATTGGGATCGGTGACGGTTTCCAGCATGGCGAACTGGTGATTCATTAAATCCTGAATAGTATTTTTCATGGTTAAGCAACCTCTCCGATATATTCTGCAATGCCCGGCAGCAGCGCCACCGCTGGCGATTCACACTGATTTCCCCACACATCAAAACCATGCGATGACTGGCGAGCGAATAACTCAATACGCGGTACATCGCCTAGCAGCTGCACCAGCTTTTCTCGCACGATATCTGGTTTGCGCGAATGCTCGAGACGCGGGGCGGTGAATGACTGAACGATCCCTGCATCCAACCGGGCGGGTAATTTCCCCTGCACAGCGAAAAGACAATCCTCGCTGTTCGCCCTGGTTAAATGGCCCATTCCCAGGGCCAGTTTGTTGGTCTGCCGGCTGTAGCATTTGTTCCACGTAAAGCCTTTCATGGTCATCAGGCGGAAGCCCCACGCCTCGACTACCCGCAACGCCTCCAGCGGCTGAGTCGGAACCCACCACATAGCCAGCAGGCAGTTTTCAGCGGCCAGCTCCCAGACCGGGAGACGGCAGATATCGAGCACAGTCATTGTCTGGTATTTATGCCCGGCGCCACGTTCTCCATCTTTGGCTTTGTCGCGGTAGGTCCAGGGCGGATCTGCGTAAATCAAGGTGTATTTTTCGTTCATGCCGTCCACCACTCAATCAGTTTGCAGATCCCCCAGGTCACGACGATAACAGCGACCCAACCGGCAATGTCGATCACAGCTGCGAACCAGAGCAGAGCGCGCCGGCTGTAATTTTCAGGTTCAAAGTTCATTGAGCCTCCCCAAGCACCCAGCGCAAAGCTGCGGCATATTCTCCCCCGGCCGTTTTCAGGGCCTGAGTGATTTCCTTACGGGATTTGAGACGCGGCTTTGTGTCGCCGAGGACAGCGCGCTGACGGCGAGCTTTCTCGTGGCCAGTTACACCCTCTGCCGCTGCCTCTAACTGTTTGACCGTTTCCCGTTGCTTTTCCGGTGGCATATCGACCAGCTGACGCGCTTGAGTGACAGTGACTTTTCCAGCCTCAACCGCCGCCTGGACGGCCTGCGTAGCATCCAGTAGGGCCACGGTTGCCTGGACCGTTTTTACGCTGCAGCCAAAAAGCAAGGCAATGTCATTTTCGTCATGACCGTATTCCATCTGCTGAACCATTTTTTTGGCCCGACCCAGTGGGGTATCTGGTTGCGTTATCTCGTTTTCGCTGACCATGTATTTGGCCATTTGAATTGCTGAGCCGCGCTTAGCTATACCGGGTACCGGCCAGGGTTCCAGCCCTGCCCGTTTTCTCCTGGCGTTTGCTTCCTTAGCGTTCTTTACGCGCTGCCGACCTGCCACCACGCAGGTTTTCCCTGATTCCGGATCTTTCCACACGATAATGGGTTCGAGTACCCCAAGCTCCATGATGTTGAGGATCACCGATTCATTAAGCGGTAGGTGTACGCGTTCGTCGTAAAGCGGGTGTGTTGTATCGGTCACCAGATGTAGGTTTTCCGGTTCGAAAAACAAGACGTTGCTTTTGCCGCTGGCACCGTAAGCGTCGATCGAGTTTTTAGCCATTTTTTTGAACTCCAATCAAACCGCTGTTTAGAAACTGTTTCATGCTCTCTTCTCCCGCCAAAAATTTAATCTCTCTTTGAAAAACTCCCGGTAGCTTTCCGGCGTCGCTGCAATCGACTCAACGATGAACTGACGAGTAACTTTCTTCTCGAACAGCTGACGTATGAGTGCCGCTGCCCGCATGTCATAGTGCTCTTTGAGCTGGCACTCCTGCGGCCATTTGGCGCGATTGAGCGGTAAGCCGGGCGGCAGATAATCTGATTGCCCGGCCATGCCTCATGCCCTCGTTTTTTCTGAGTTGGCGTAATAGCGGGGATCCACGCTGGTCAGTGTGAAATGCGGCACTGGCATGTCGTCATGCCGAATAATTCCGACGTGATTCGATGCGAGCATCGTCGAGATACGTTTTTGCAGATCACGTAAGGTGATCTCAGCATCAGGATGATGTTTTTTGATGGCTGAAAGAATGTTCTGATACGACAGTGTCTTACCCTTCATCAGCGCAACCAACTGCTGGGCGGAAACTTCATCAATGGTGCTATTCAGGGGTCTAATACTCTCCAGCAGCAGGCGATGCCGGCCAATGCTGCCGACACGCTGGCCAGTTTTTTTATCGAAATGCTCATTAGGTCCAGCAGACCAGACGGTAGCACCCTCGCTGAGCCGTACAGTTTTTTCACCCTTGTAATAAATCACGGTGCCGACATGTGTTTTACGACGGCGGCCGGATACCGCGGCCGTAGTAGTTTCACGTTTTACCGGCTTTTTCGGGGTGATCCCCGAAACTGGTTCTGGTCGCGGAGCTGCGACGAACACAGAACGGCTACGCGCACGGGCGCCGGCGTTCATGCGCCACAGAATAACGGGGATCCAGTTACAGCCATCGTCTGGATTAACTGGTTTTGGGTAATTTAAATTCGTGGTCATAGGTCTTTCCTCGGTTATATTGCGCTGGTCAGGCGCAGTTAAAATGTATCGGTGTTGTACTTATCTGAATATCTACGCGGTTGTTTTCGTGGTTTTGCTGCCTCCAACTGAATACGTGTTTTCTCTTTGCCGACATGCTGATCAACGTGCAGGAAGTGACCGTTTTTAAACTCCTGATAGATAACGGCACCAGCAGCACTGAATCGACTTTTCCCCAGGATGATTTCGGCGATCCCCGCCGCCGGACTTTCAGGGTTGTAGACTTCATCGCGGTACAGGAACATGATGCTGTCGGCATCCTGTTCGATAGAACCGGAGTCGCGGAGGTCTGACATAACCGGGCGACGCTGGCCCGCCTGACGGGAATCCACGGCGCGCGAAAGCTGGCTAAGCGCGAACGTCGGCGTATGCAGACGCATAGCCATAGTTTTAAGGTTTCGGGAAATGTGGGCGATCGCCAGGTCGTTACGTTCTGCCTTCGGTTTTTTAATCAGGCCAAGGTAATCAACAACGATCATCGCCAGATGCGGATAGCGGCGCTTATGCGTCTCTGCAACAGCCCGGATTTGCTCAATCGTCAGATCGGTAGCATCGACGATCCAGATATCGCGCCCGTTCATGGTCTCCATGGCAGCTGTAAAGCGCGCCCAGTCCTCATCCTGCATATCGAGGGGATTACGCAGGCGCGACACCGACATGTTGCCAGAGCCCGCCAGAGAGCGTTCTACGATTTGCGCAGCAGCCATTTCCATACTGAATATCAGCGCTCCACCGCCGGCAGCGGTAACGCCATCGACAATCTTCAGCGCAAATTCCGTTTTACCCATGCCAGGACGGCCAGCGACAACAATCAAATCCTGCAGGTTAATACCGCCAGTGGCATCGTCCAGTTCGTCGATCCCGGTCTTTAAATTTCGGGTACCCTCTTCGCCGTCCATGCGTTTCTGCATGGTTTCCATGTACACAGGCAATAATTCGCTCATGTGTACCGGTTGCACGTCGCCAGTATCGCCGGTCATGTCCAGCAGCTGCGCCACTGCACTTTCGACAACCTGATCGCGTTGCTCCTGGTTATTTGCCTGCCGGATGCCATCAGCTCCCTGCTGCAGTAATTCGGCCATACGGCGGCTGCGCCACGCCTTAACCATTTTGCCGGCGTAACCCTTCAGGTTCGGTACCGTGGCAGGCATACGTGTAATTTCTGATAAATCAGCCAGGCTACTACCGCCCAGCGCTTCACTGACAAACAGCATGTCGATCAGGCCGTTCGCCAGCGCCTGTTTTTTAATTTCGGAGAACGCGCGACGGTGAAACCCGATGCTGAAAGATTCTTCAGGCGTAGAGGCGATCACGTCGAATGCGTCCGGGCTGGCGCCGCCGTTTAGCAGTCCAGCCAGCACACAAGCTTCCAGTTCCTGCGGAGTCATAGCGAACCTTCCCGGGTATTACGTAACGTTTCTGGTTTCATCAGGTAGTCAAAGCTGGCTCGCCATCCGCCATCTGTACCGAAATAAAAATCAGGAGCATCAGCGCGGAATTTTTCGAAGTACCCCAGGAATGCACCGGTAGTTTTATTTTTCATGTGAGCAGCCAGGCGGGTGATCATCCTGCGGCGGTCGGCATCCAGTTCAGCAGCAGGCAGAACGTCAGCGAAAATTTCGTTGTAGCCGTTCATGACGGCTTCCGGGTCGATCTTCGCCTCCAAAACAGCCCACGCCTCAGCGTCGGCAAGATAGCCATCAAAGCGATTTATCCGGCAGATGTTCGCAGGTTTCGGCAGGCTGTCACCACGGCGGCGCCATGTAGCCAACACCCAGCGGATAACCAACTGCAGTTCGTCCAGGGTGTACCCTTCCCGAGTGGTGGTAGGCGTCAGCATCATCACAAACGGTTTCAGGTCACGGCAGCGGGTACCGGTTTGCTCGTTGTAAAACTCCAGGACTTTTTGAGCATCAGAGAAAATATGTTCATCGCCTTCCCCCTTCTGGGGGTAAGGGGGATCTATATTCTCTGTAGTATTCTCTGTAAGAATGTTTGCTGGTTTTCCACTTACTTGTTTGCTGGTTTTACGCACTCTAGTATGTGGTTTTTCCGCATCCTTGTTTGCGGCTACAAGCGCTTGAAATAAAACATCATTATCAACCTTGTAGAAAAGCCGAGCAGGTACACCTTTCTTTTTTTCCTGTAGCACACCAATTGAGCGAAGTTTCTTGCGTGCGCCCTCCTGCTCATAGCGGGAAAGACCAGTTTCTTCTTCCCATTCTTCCTGAGTTTTATATACCCATCCGTCATCGTCGGAACGGTTAGTCCAATAGATCATTTGCGACAGAAACAGCGCAGCCGTCACGCCAATATCCAGGCGAATAAAACTGCGCTGGAAGGCGATCGGCCTATCGAGTAATGGCAAAATATTCATCGTCAGATCCCCAGCGAGTCAGCCAGCTGACGGCAGGCGATTTCGTATTCTTTCTGGGTGAGGCCCGCTTCCTGTAGTTCTGCCTTGCGCAGCTCATAGCGTTCCCAGATAGTCAGCGCAGCAGCACGACGTTCCTCGAAAATCGATTCGATATCTTCCATCGGGACTTGCACCCCGTTCCGGCGAAACCCGTTCCGCCAGGTGATGCGGTCTTGTGTTCTCATTGGTCTTTCCTCGGTACAGGTTAAACGCTGGTCAGGCGCTGTGTTTCTCTCATCGCTTGCAATGCCTTCGCAACTTGCTGCGGGCCGTCTCTGGCTTCGAGCAATAACGCGATAATGGCCGCCGCAAACTCGCGTATGGCGACACAGATCAAATACTGGGTTGACATGTCCAGGCGTGCGTAACGTTCCGCCGGCAGCGCCGCTTCCATTGCCTTGGCCAGCGCTTGGGTTTTGGTTCTGGCCGCTTTAGTTTCTCCACGCAGCCAGCGAAAAATCTGCTGGCGGTTATTGTTGATGGCCCGCCAGTCTGCTTTTCCATCTGCATCTTCAATCTGGTGCAGTTTCAGCACGCCGGTGTTACCACCGAGACGAAACCACATACGGCTTATCTCGATGGCAACCAGCTCCTGCCCACTTTCTGCCGCCCAGCTGAATATCTCTCGCTTCAGTTCCTCGATGTTTTCCACTTCGCGTCTCCTGTCGCTGAAAATTGATTAAGCGTAATCAGATTTCGATGACGCCAATGGTTAAGCTGATTTGGCTGACAGTTGGTAAGCCTTCGGGTCATAAACAAGTTCCCCATCAGTCATCAGAGATAAACGAGCTGCTTTACCTTCAGGAACCAAACGCCCCCACGCGTAGACAGTTGGAGCTTTTACGCCAGCGGCCTCAGCCAGTTTTTTCTTACTACCAAAATATTTGATTGCATCAGTTGTTAACATGAAACACCCTCCTGTTAGATTTTTCTAACAAATTAGGTGTTCGAGATAACGAAGTCAAGGAAATTTAGAATTATCTAACTATGACAATGCCAGGTGAGCGCATCAGAGCGCGTAGAAAAGATCTCAAACTAACTCAGCGCGCTTTAGCGAAGCTGGTTAACGTCGCGCACGTCACTATTTCTCAGTGGGAAACCGGTGATAGTGAGCCTGGCGGGAAAAACCTATTCTCGTTAAGTAACGCACTTCAATGCAGCCCTACGTGGATACTTTACGGCGACGAAGCTGCCACCCCGGGAACTCCGGTAGACACCCCAAAACCGTTAGATGAACGTGAAGCGGAGCTTTTAAAACTCTTTTCCTCACTCCCTGAGTCTGAAAAAGAGCGGCATTTAAAGGAACTTCGCGAAAAAGTGGACGGTTTCAATCGTTTATTTGAAGAGTTGCTGCAAGCTCGCAAACAAAAATAACTCCTTCATAATCATATAGATGTGATTTTTTACGCCTATATTGTTCGTTTTTTCTAATTTTATCATTGACGATATTGTTAGATTTACCTAAATTACATCACATCAACGACGCACTAACCACGCGGCAGTTGTTCAGAAACAGTTCTGACAGCCCGGAAAGACGGGCGCGAATTCTTCGGGTCGCCGACAGTACGATGACATGCGGGAAAGACTGCAACCGGCGTATGGCACATGCGTCGAAGCGGTCCGGGGGCTCCTTGGTACATGGCCCAGCGGGTAGCCGGAATGTGCAAGCCAGGTGTCCAGGCACGACAGGCGATTCACCATCGTGGCGGTACGGTGTGACTCCCGGGAAGAGTCCGGGATACAACATGAGAGCGCACTTCATTTTTATCAGTTATGGCGATGTTGTTAAATCAAAAGGCGGAGTGCGCTCCCAGTTGTACAGAATCACGTAGCCAGCGTGGTACCAGAGAAAAAATTGCTGTGTGTAGTCTTGGCCCGGGCGCCCCGGGCATTTTTTTAACACAGTGACGGTTTTACCGTTGTGCCTGAGTCCCCGAACGGAGAGGCCAAACCCACAACGTGACACCAGGGAAAGACCGGAGGAAGTACAACGCCTGACCAGCGTCAACCTGAGCATGACCAGCTCTGGCACCGGGGAAGACTGGAAAAGGAAAGACCAATGGGCCTAACCAGCCTGACTGCCGGGAAAGACCGGCACCCTTTTGATGGCAAAAGGCCCGCACAAGGCGGGCCAGTTACCCCGGGCGGCGACCAAACCACCCAGATTCCGTAGGGGACCAACCCTACGGAGAGGAAAGACCAATGCCGACAGAATCAACACTGATCGGCTCTGAGTATACATCAACAAGGAGTCGCTATGGAAGCGCTTACCATCCCAGTAACAATCTACGTTTTGGCAACAACTAATCCTTTTTTACCAACCTCTTACCATGCATCGACTTGTGACATGTCACAGAAGTTTCCCGGTATATACGTTCTCGTTTCGACCAAAACGCTGGAGCTCCCCATTCCACCGTTAGAACCGATCGACATCATCGGGATGCAGGTTAATGCCCTGCGCGCAAGGAAAGAACAAATCTCAGTTGAAGCCGATATGCAGTTAAATGTTATTGAAGACCAGATCCAGCAACTGCTGTGCATCGATCACTCTCCGATTGAAGAAAGCGACGTACCGTTTTAATTAACTGGCGCGTGACCTGCGCCTGCAACCAAGAGGAAAGACCATGGATATTAGAAAATTGCTGGAAAGAATTCGCGAAATTACAGACCGCTTAGATCGCGCAAACAGAATTATCAATATTTGCAGTAACAGTAATGAATTCAGTTCATCCGGAATTTTAGCGGAGGGAAGAAACAGAGAGTGCTATCTCAAGGTTGATTCATCAGAAATTAAGGAACTGGCAGAAAGCCAAAAGGTTCATCTTGAAAGCGAACTAGAACGTCTGGAAGAAGCTAAAAAAACTGCAGAACGAGTGATCGCTGGACTGCTCCCTGAAATTAAACAAGACGCCTAACCTGCGGATTAGTAGTGAAAGAGGAAAGACCAATGACCATCTACAACGGCTTATTTGAGCCAAAAAAATCTGCTATTAAGGACTGCGGCGCCGTGCAGCTGGCGATCGCCGTCGAAGCACCTAACAAGAAAGTCGCTGAAAGTATTATGACCGGAAAACTCTGGGAGTCTTACCCGGCGAACGGAGACAACTATTTCAAACCTAAGCTGTGGGAACACATTGAAGGCCAGCCACTGCCGGCAGTCGGCCAGTTCGATGAACATTTCGCCCAGGAAAACACCTTTGACGGTGAAAAATGGGTGGCTAACAGCCAGGATGACGGCGCCACCGAGTTGCCAGTAGGCGATGAAGTTATCGATCTGATGACGGTATCCCCCAGGGAGCGTTTTGCTGCTGTATTACTCTTCAGCAAATTAGAGATAACCGGCCAGCTCTATTCGCAGGTTGTAGATTATCTTGATGATCTGGATAACCACGACGAATCCATAGAAGAGGATGACCGTTTTAATTTCAATGTGCTTTGCGCTTTGCACAATAACGAACCAGTGAAACATATGCACGTGGAAGGTCTGAACAATCTGATCCATGGCATCTTCTCCCATTTTGAAAACCAGACTCCGGGCAAAGCGGCTATTTCTCAATTTGTAAAACGCTGGCTTGAGAATCCCGGTAAACGTGAAGAAATGGTACCAGGCCAAAATTCCTCACTCGGCGCCGCCAGCACTGATACCAACGTTAAAATCGCGCCAAAACGTGGTTATAAATATACCTATGCAACACTGGATCAGGAGATCGCTGTTGCCCTACTCCCTATTTCTCCCGATGCGCCAGTATTATCAGGCAACCTTCGCGATGCTGAGAAAATCATTGCTGACGAGCGCGAAGATTTTAAACGTTGGTCAATGGCGCTTCGCACCACAGAGCACATTCTGAAATATGACCGAGACAGTATTTTTGGTGTAGTGCAGAACGTACCGGCGAAAGATACCTATCATTTCCCTGACAGCCTACGCCGCCACATCGATTCATGGCTGGATGCAAACGGCCGCTTTGAAGAAGCCGACACCGCACCTGTCAAGCAACCAGACACTACAGAAAACACTGCCTCAAACGCAGGCGAAAAAGCGGAAGTGCCGCCGCCGGTCGTTACAGATACCCAGGCGAAACAGGCACGTAAGGCGCTTAACGATATGGGTTATGGCGTTTATGCGTCAGACAATTACAGCGCCAGCGAGCCAGAGGAAAAACTGAGCGTCAAAGCGCAAAGAATTGCTGATGATGTGGAGCAGTTGGTAGAGCACATAAGCCAGAAAGAAACCATGCCTAGCGCTGAAGAAGTCGTGCGATCAGTCGGTAATCCTGGCACCGAACAAGACAACCTGGCGCTGTGGAAACGCGTCTTCAAAACCGATGAGCGCTTTACCAAAGCATTCACGCAAAACGGCGGCGGCACCTCAATCAACGGCACGTATCTTACGATGCTGGCTACCCGTGAGTTCGGCCTGAAAGGCAGCGGCTGGGGCGTCGATATACTGGAAGAACGCTTTGACGATGGAGCGCCAATTACACGGACTGTAAAAGGAACTGACGGTAACAATACATGGGAACTGATCTCAGATGGTAATGGCGGTTTCCTCACTGAAAAACATCACGTAATGAAAATTCGCCTTTGGTACCTGGTAAACGGTGTTCGTGGTGAAGAATACGCCTACGGCTGCACTCCCTACATTTACGGAAGTAAATACGGCCCTATATGCGACGGCGAAGCTACTAAAAAATCCCTAACTGACGCCACCAAAAAGGCGTTATCCGGCCTCGGATTCAGCGGCGATATCTTTATGGGTCTCTATGACAATCCAGAATATCGCCAGAAAAACAAAGCAGAGTTTGACCTCAAGAATGCCAGCGAAACCGCCGAAGATGCAGCGCGGTTGCGTCAGGAGTTCGACGACAAACTAACCCGCGTCGCCAATACACTGGCACATGGCGTAACAGTGAACGAAATAAACGGCGTATTCTCCCCTATCGCACGTGAAATCGATGTTCACATTAAGGCCGCACAGGCCAACGGCGACACGCAACATGAACGCTATCTTTCTGGCCGCCTGCGCCGCCTGATTGCCATTAAAGATGGTCGTCTCAAAGAACTGAATAAAGCCGAGGAGAAAGCATAATGACTTCCACAACTGCAATCGCTATTGCTGCTGATATGTCTAAACTCCAGGCGCTTCTGGAAAATGAAGACGGTTCTGGTCTGTCAGCTGAAATGATCGCCGATACAATGGAGGGGCTCGAGCTGCAGCTCGGCGACAAACTCGACGCGGTATTCGTCCATGTTCGCAACCTTGAAGGTCTGGCGAAAACCTGCGACGAAGAAGCCAAACGCCTGGCCGCCCGTAAAAAGTCATTCGAAGGTAAGATCACTAACCTGAAGAATTATGTTCTTCAGTGCCTGCTGGCCGCGGGGCAGGATACCGTTAAAACCGCAAAGAACACCTTCACCGCCCGTAAAGGTGCAATCAATGTGGTGATCGATAACGTTGATTTACTCCCGGATGATTTGGTAACCGTTGAGACAGTGGTTACGCCAGATAAAAAGGCAATCAAAGAGGCTATCGAATCCTCGCAGGCGGCGGCTGCACAGATTTCTGCTGATGGTGGAGAGATACCGGAAGAACTGTTAAACCCAGTGCCGGGAGCTCACCTTGAGATTGGCGAACGGTCACTGCAGGTGCGCTGATATGCTGAGACTATCCCTGAAAAAAGGTGATGCGGTTCATATCGTGTTACCAGATGGAACTAACGCAATTATCGAAGCGCTGGCCAGGTGTGAACTCGGTATGCACTTCCCCCGTAAGATCAAGATAACGCGTGAGGATGGCGCATTCCAACCGAAACAAAACCTGATTAAGCCTAATCAGAAATAACCCGCAGCTGTCGTTAGCATTGTGGTCCACCCTATAAACGGAGACCACAATGCTGCGATGGCAACCAGGCACCATTCTACTTTCAGATTTCGATATCAAAATTGGCCGGCTGTCGGCGAGCGTACTTAAGCGGACCCTGACCCAGTCCGATGTTGTGCGCGCATGCGATGAAGCAGATAACGCGATAGCCAGGATGATGAGGAAAGACCATGACCAGAGAAAACGATCTCCTTACCGACGATGAGCTGGTAGAGCTGACCGGCTACCGTTTTCCATCAAAGCAGTGTTCAGCTTTGGCGAAATCCGGAATTTCATTTGTTAAACGCCGCGATGGCCGGCCTCGTGTGACATGGACGCACGTAAATGCAGCACTATTCGGCGACCGCAAAATAGTTGCTGACGAAGAAGAAAAACCAAACTTTGATGCTATTTAAATTATGGGAAGAAAAAGAAAAAACCAGGAGGATAACAAACTTCCTCCCCGCGTTTATTCAAATAAGTACAGTTACTATTACAAACCGACCTCAAAAGAATGTATCACAATTGGCCCCGTATCAATGCCCTTGTCTCAGTTATGGGCAAGATATGAGGCATTAATTGACGAACAGGCCAACGTAATGACATTCAGTAAATTATGGGGGGTATTTCTTAAGAGCGCATATTATCTTGAATTGAAGCCAAGGACGCAGAAAGATTATCTGCAACATCAGAAAAAGCTACTTGCTGTATTTGGGAAGATTACGGCAGATAAAATTAAAACTGAAGATATCAGGATGTTTATGGATAGGCGAGGCTTGCAAAGTAAAACACAGGCAAATCATGAAATGAGTAGCATGTCTCGTGTTTTCAGATGGGGTTTTGAGCGGGGTATGGTTAAAAGGAATCCTTGCCAGGGCGTCAGTAAATTTAAAGCTGTCGCCCGCGGGAGGTACATTACCGACGCGGAATACGAGGCCATCTATAAGGAGGCGGATGATGTCGTTCGTACAGCAATGGAAATAGCCTATCTTTGCGCTGCCCGCCTGGCTGATGTACTCGGCATGCAGTGGCGACAGGTAACGCCGGAAGGAATCTTCATTCAGCAGGGTAAAAACAATGTTAGCCAGATTAAGCAGTGGACAGACCGGCTTAAACAGGCTTTCGAACTCGCAAAAACATTCTCTAATTCCGGCAATCCAGGAGCATTCGTCCTGATGGGTTCACATGGTAGCGGGTTCAGTAAAAGAGGATTCAGCCACCGATGGGAGGAGGCAAGGCATAAGGCTTCTGTAAAACTGGGGTACGTTCTCGACTGTACGTTCCACGATCTGAAGGCGAAAGGTATCTCTGATTACGAAGGAAGCAGCCGGGATAAACAACTGTTCAGCGGACATAAAACAGAAAGCCAGGTACTGATTTATGATCGTAAAACGAAGGTGTCACCCACTCTCGACAAGCCGCCAATTGAGACTAAAAATTCTAAGTGA